TATCCTCAATTTCTAATTCTTCAGAATATTTCATTAAGTCTAAAACAACTTTGTGTATATCTGCAATAGCCACACCCAATGTTTCACATAGCTTTCTATATTTCCCACCTAACTTTGGACCAGGTGCCCAGCCGGTTGTATATCCGCAATTGAAACAGTGGTAACTTATTTTAGCACTACTTTGAATTACACCTGCACGTTTTCTTTTATCGCTACATAGAGGACAATCAAACGTTATCCAACCACTAGGAGTTTTGCCAGAGTTTAAGGGCAAATTATCCATAAGTAATCGATGTACTTGGTCTACTAGTTCATGATGATGCATATACAGTTATTATAACAGCATTATGCTAAGAAGTCAATTAATTTCTTAACTGAAACTTATCGATTGTGCCGGCTGTTGGATGATATTTAACTCTAATCCAATTAGTATTAATTTTAAAGTTGTAAGGATCTACTATAGTTGTTGCTGTAGTGATGGGAATTGATGGTTCTCCAAGGTCACCTTGTACATTTATATCATACCAATCAGTATCAGCTGAGGGTGTTGTTTCTAATGCACTACCTTGTAAGTGAATATTACCAGTAAAGTCTGTTAGGTAAAATGCACATGTATGAGATCCGTTTTGATTATTATCCATATTGCCAAACATTGCACTAGTAACAAACGTATTGGCGGCATCGCCTAAATCAGTATTTGCTGTTTGTGTAAATGTTGTTGTTTCTTGAGTTGCAATTGGTTCGTACTCTAACGAGCTCTTTACTTCCAAGTCTGTTACAATTCGGTCATTTTGGTTTGCATACAACGGATATTCTGATTCACCATCATCTGCAGACTCTGTAATAGCAATAGTATAAAGCCCTGCACCAATGTTGTTCAAATCTGATGGGACCAAATCAAGTGTTGCTTCACCTGTTGTACCGCTGTTAACCAAAGTAAGTTGCTTGAGCATTATTCTACGTTTAGTATTTGGATTCATTATAGTTGCATATAAAGTCTTAGTGCTAATATTTTGCAAAGCTCTATCTCTATTTCTTACAAAGAAACTTAACTTATTATTAAACCCTTTGTGGACTGTTAATTTATTTTGATTCATAGGTCTGTTATCCGTTTTTATGCCTTCTGTCGTTAAAACTAGGTCTAACGACTGGTTTCCTAAATTATATATTGTATGACTACCGTTAAAGGACATTATTTAATTCCATGTTTGTTATGTATTTATCCATTTTGTCTATAAATACTTTTGATGACTAACGAAACTAACCTACAAGAGAAATTCCCCTTTTTAACTGGAATGTCGTACAACGGTAAAGACTACGTCGGAATTGTCCAGAACAAAGATAATCAAATTATAAGTTTTTACGATATTGACAAATGCCGGAACAGTAAAGAGAAGAAAGTAATGATGGAATGTGGCGACTTATGGTGGTGGGAATCTAATAGAATGTTACCAATCGATGTATTTCTGTTCCATGAGATGCAACAATTTGGGCATTGTGTTAGTACATTTATCTTAAAAGAGACTGAAGTACTTTTTGGGCCTGTAACTAGTATGCAAAACATACTTAAAAAGCGGATCAAACGTAGAAGTATTCAGTTAGTTAAAAAAACAGACACACCCGAATAAGGCGTTAGCCTAATTGCTCTATAATTAAATTCAATTGCACTATAATAGCTGTAGCATAACCAATTGCATGACTTCTTTTGAAAAAGTAACCATCAGTTTGTTCCCATACTTCGCTTAATATTACTTCCCAACTATTACCGACTAAGTGTCGTTTGCCTGGTCGTATAAGTGCAAGTATTATTGCCAAGTCTTCTACACTTTTAGGTAAGTGTTGCTTAACAATTTCGTAATGTTTATTAATATGAAACAGTTGGTCAACAATTTCTTTATGCTCAAACAACTCCCACATAGGTTCTGTTGCTAAAAGTTTATCTAAATGCTCTTCACTTTTAACGCCATTGTAAATATGATTATTCAATACATCTAATTTAAAGTAACCAACTGCTTCTGCTTCTTTATGGTCTATTGTACTAATACCTTTTAACGGAAACATAGGAATAGGTTGCACATACACACCAGTGTTATGCTTTTCAAATTCTATTCCACGTTTGATACTCGCTGGTGTATGTTCAATAAGTTCTAGTAACTTATCTCTATCAGCCATATCAATGTCTACGTCAAAATCTATATTCATAATTCTTTTCCAGCAAAATCTGATGCCATTGGAAATACTTTTGCAATAACTTCTGCAATAGCATGAGCTAGTTCCATATGCTCTAACTGTGTACCATTAGCACCACGTAATCCAATATAATGAATCCAACTACGAAGCGTACCGTTCACATAGAGTCTACTTAACGTGTTACCTTCCGGTAGTACTGCTCTTGCTTGTTCTTTTGCAATGCCTTTGCTTATAGCCCAATTATATGCGTCTAATGAAGCATCTATAACTCGCTGTTGCTTATTTTTCCATTCGCCTTGAAGTACTGCATGTCCATCCATCTCCGGATCAAGCTCAATACTATTTTGCCTATTAACAGGATCTTGTAGTCTTGCTTTTCTAACTTCAAACTCTAAATCCTTTGTTGGGTCTGCATAACGTTGACTAAACTCTTGGAAACTAAAACTTCTATGTCTCAACAATTGTCTAGCAATATCTCTAGTTGTTTCTACTTCCATACAAACACTTACCATCTCAAGTGGACTCCAGTGTTTATGCTTAATAAGATAATTAACAAGTCTCTCGTTTGAAGCTGTATTGTGTTGATTTTCTGGATTGCTTACCTTAGCACAATACGCCACTAAACCTAAAAGGCTTGAGTCTCCTATATTATCTCCTATAGTTGGTATAACTACTGCAGGTGATTGACTGTAACTAATTATCTTTGCTTTCATAAATTTGCTTCCTCGCATGTTTGTTTAATTTCTGCTACTTCGTCCTTGTTCTTTTTAAATAGTTTCATCCAAAATGGAGGATCTATGTTATCTTGTATCATTTTTACTTGTTCATCATTAAAACGTTCTAGTAATGTTCCGCCTGTGTCACTTAAATACAATACCCATGGACTTACTTTACCTGAACGTATATCATATACTGCTCTACTAGGAGATACATTAACAAAGTATGTCTGCCATGCTTCGTTATGTTCTTCTCCCCACTTAGACATATAAATTATAGTTCGCTCTAATGCTTTTAGACCAGGCTCTTTTTTTACATATTCTTTTAAAAACTTATCGTACTGTGCATCTGATATCCATAACTTTAGTTTTACGCCTGTTTTAATTAACCATTCTGTAAACAATTCTGGGTGTAGCCATTCGTTAACTTGACATGCTCTGCCAAATTTAACAAACGATCCATAATAAGGACTTACAATAAAGTCTTCCATAGACTTAGGATGTTTAGCACTAGTATTCAAATCATAAAACATTTGGAATGCACGGTGGCTTAATCGTATGTGGCTCATATCTTTGTCTGCAAATCTTCTCTTCTTTACACACATATGAACTGCCAAAGTAGTCTCTGACTTAAATGTCTTTTTGCACCATTTACATTCCATTATTTAAATATCTCTTTTATCTCTTTATCAGGTACGCCGGCATCTTTAACATATTGCTTGAGTTCATCTTTTGTGTTTATACTTAATAATAACCCTACCTCATCATGCTTTAAATGTGGCAGTAGTTCTGACATTGCTGTAAACACTTTGTTCTTCTTTTTTCTAATGTTCGGCGGTTTAATATATTCATGATTCTGTGGTTTACCACAACCAACTACTGTAAACAATAGCCATTGCAGTTCTGGATGTTTACTAACATCGCTGAATCTATTATTAATACACTCGTTGACCATATACAAGTAGTCTGCTGACATATTACCTCTAACACAACTAGCATAACGCATCATCATCCAAGCACTAAATGCCTTTTTCTTTTCTGCATCAAGGCTAGTATACCAGCCACGGTCTTTTACGTCAATAGCTCGCATAACTTCTGATAATGGTATTGCCGGTGCCTTCTTCTTAGCCGCCATGATAATCCTTGTATGTTTGTATAAAGTCGGGTTCGCCTTTTGCCACGTTAGCTTTCCATGTGTCTCCTGTATCGTCATCAGCAGTATCGCTGATATATTTATGACAATGGAAATCTACGCCTTCATTTTTACAAACTTTTGCAATTGCAAAGGCTTCCATTTCAACTATATCTGTGGGTATGTCTAATTTAGGATCTGTAATAAAATCATCACCTGTGCTACAAGAAACTCCTTTACCAATAACTATCTTTCTGCTGTTTGGTTCATAAGGAGTCTCTCCTAGTTTAATTCCTAAAGGCCCACACTTCATATCACGTTGTACAACTACACCAACTTGATGTATGCCTTCATGTAATGTGATGCCGCCGGCGGTGCCGAAGTTCCATACACGTTCTGGCTTATATCGTT